AAATTCATTTAACTGGATTTGTGAAAGTGGTTCGATTTACGATGATGGGGAAGGTAATTTAATATTGTCCTCTTCAGGAGAAATTTGTGGACAAATATTTTATCCTCATGGATTAGCAATTATTACAAGTGATTCTAACCCAGGACAAGATGGATATGGATATGGAACATATGGTTATTCTTTATATGGTCTTAGTGATATTCAAATTGTTAATACCTTTGTTACATCTTCAAATGTAACTTGCTCATTCTCATCTTCACTTACTATTTATGAATCACAATATAAGTGTACTTTAAGAGAAAATGAATTTAATCTTACATTAAATCCATCAGCAATCTCAGGTTCAACAGATGGTACATCTTATAGTTTTGTAACAGCTTCTTACTTTAGTCCTTATGTAACAACTATAGGATTATACGATGAATACCAAAATTTATTAGCAGTAGGAAAATTGGCACAACCATTACCAACTTCACCTACAACAGATACTACAATACTTATAAACATAGATAGATAATCATGGCAAAAACATTATCAAAAGCAAACATTGCCCAAGGCAACACAATCCAACCAGCAGACGTATCACAAAGTATTGATGCATTAACAGGTTTATTTTCATATGATATTACAATTTCAGGCTCATTAAACCTAACTGGTTCAGTTGTAACTGGTAGCACAGCTAATTTTACATCAGTAACAGCGAGTTTATTTGGTACTGGATCGTGGGCTGTATCTTCATCTCGTGCTGTATCTTCATCTCTTGCACTAGCAGCAAATACTGCTACAACAGCAACCTCATCAACTACTGCAGATGGTATTAGTACTGTAAGTTATGATATTGGTGGAGGAATATTACAAGCTACTTTTGATTTTGTAGCTGGAAAAGTAGCACTTGCTAGTGGTGTAGGTTCAAGTAGTGTATTTCCTGCATTAGCCGGTAAAGCTATTGGCGATCGTGTTTTTATTACAGCAACATATGCTGTTGGTTTTGCATTTAATACTCCAACAGCCCCAGCAAATTTAATAGTAAATGTTACTGGAGATGGAAGAGTAGCAATAATTCAACAACAAGGTGCTACAGATAGCGGAAATGTAATATTTACAGGAATGTACTTTTAAAATTAAAATACAATGTGGTTATACAACAAACAAGTTATTGAAAAAATTGAGGATTTTCCTCAAGACGCTTTTGGTTTTATATACATTACTACGCACAAACCAAGCGGAGTATCGTATATTGGGAAGAAATCGCTATATCACAACGTTAAACGCAAATTAACGAAAAAAGAATTAGCAGAGCAAACCGGCCGAGGCCGTAAACCAACAACCCAAGTAGTACAAAAAGAATCGGATTGGAAGACCTATTATGGTTCAGCCAAACCGATTCTTGAAATTCTAAAAGACGGTAAACACGATGAGTTTACACGCGAAATCCTACAAATAGTAAACAATAAAAAACTATTAACATATTACGAGTGTAAGTATCTATTTACATATGGTGTATTAGAACACCCATTAGAATACTTTAATGACAACGTTTTAGGAAAGTTTTACTCTAAAGACTTTATTTAAGCTTGGTTATACAAATTACTTTTTGTACATTACGGTTATGCTTAATCAATCTCTGGTTGCACTGACTAATTCGGTGCTAGGTTCTGGTAAATCAACGGCAAGAGGTAACTATGCTTACCACTGTCCGCTGTGCAACCATCCTAAACCAAAACTAGAGATTAACTTCACTGAAAACGATAAAGGTGAAAATCCATGGCACTGTTGGGTTTGCGATAAAAAGGGTAAAAAACTATACCAACTATTTAAAGCAGTAGAAGCATCACCTGAAAAAATGGCTGAATTAAAAGTCATTGTAAAGTATGTAGGTAATGAAAAAAATGTTGTAGTTGAAACTAAACTCGAACTTCCCAAAGAATTTAAATTACTAAATAATATCCATCAATCAGACATTACTGGAAGACAAGCCATGGCTTATATTAAATCCAGAGGTATTACTGAAGAAGATATTATGAAATATGGTATTGGTTATTGTGAAAAAGGACGTTATGTTAATATGATTATCATCCCATCTTATGATGCTAATGGTAAATTAAATTACTTTACAGGCCGCTCATTCGAAAAACAACCATCAGTAAAATACAGGAATCCTCAAACATCTAGAGATATTATTCCATTTGAAATGTTTATTAATTGGGATTTGCCTTTAATATTGTGTGAGGGTCCATTTGATGCTATTGCTATTAAACGAAATGTTGTGCCTCTTTTAGGTAAAAATATACAATCAAATTTAATGAAGAAGATCGTAATGTCTTCAGTCGAAAAAATATACATTGCTCTTGACCGTGATGCCCAAAAACAGGCGTTGAATTTCTGTGAACAACTTATGAAGGAAGGTAAAGAAGTATATCTTGTAGACATGAAGGATAAGGATCCAAGCGAAATGGGGTTCGCCAACTTCACTAATCTAATCCAAGAAACATACCCCTTAACATTTTCAGGCTTGCTTGAGAAAAAACTATTTTTATGAGTACAATAAAACACTCTTACAATCGAATTTTAGAAATTTCGGATGACCACAAACAAATCACGTTACCCGATTCTCGTTTTTACAGACGTAACAGTAATTATTACCCGTCTGTTACTTATGTTTTACAATATTATCCAAAAGGCAAATTTTTTGAAGACTGGTTAAAAAAAGTAGGTTATTCGGCTGAATATATTGTTAAAAAAGCCGGTGAAGAAGGTACACAAGTACACGAAATGATCGAAGAATATTTAGGAGGTAAAGAAATGAACTTTTTAAATCAATTCGGTAGTCCACAATATAGCCCTGATGTATGGCAGATGTTCTTACGTTTTGTTGATTTCTGGGAAACTTATAATCCTAGATTAATCGAAGCCGAAGTACATTTATTTTCAGATGAATTAAAAGTAGCAGGTACATGCGATATGTTATGTGAAATTGATGGTAAACTATGGTTAATTGACTTTAAAACATCTAATCACGTTCAACCAACATACCAACTACAAACAGCAGTTTATGGCCAGTGTTATAAAGAATGCTTTGGTAAAGAGGTTGACAATTATGGTATTTTATGGTTAAAATCAACTAAACGCAAAGCTAATAAGGAAAAAATGCAAGGTAAAGGTTGGGAGATGGTATTGCCTACTCGTACACACGAAGAAAATCTTGATATATTCCGCACTGTTCGCCGTTTATTTGATCTAGAAAACCCATACGAGGCACCTGTATTTACTTCATTTAAAACTCAAGTTAAAAGAGAGTTGTAATATTTATGACAAACCCTATCTATGATCGGACTAATATCTTTATTGAGAGAAATGCAAGGAAAACCGAAAGCAATTTTCATGGCAGGTCCTGCTGGATCGGGTAAATCATACGTTTCTCAAAAGCTAGTACCATCTAATTTTAATACCATTAATGTTGACGACACCTATGAGGAGTTGTTAAAATCATCTGGTATAGGAATGAAATTAGCTAACATGTCACCTGATGAATTAAAAAAATCGGGTGAATTAATGGGTCAAGCAAGAAAAGCAACAGATGCTAAATTTCAAGATGCTTCTAAAAACGCTAAAAATTTATTAATTGATAGTGTAGGTGGTTCATCTAAAATGTTACTTAAGAAAAAAGCAGAATTAGAAGCTTTAGGCTACGACACGTTCATGATCATGACTTATGTGTCGCCTATTACCTCACTAGACCGTAATAAACAGCGAGACAGATCATTGTTGCCGAGTATTGTGCTTCGCTCATGGCGCGACGTTAATAAAAATATAGACGTGTATAGACAAGCATTCGGACAAAACTTTATATTATTAAATAATGATCCTGATGGAGCTAATAAAGAGTTTGATGAAAAATATATTTACAAAACTTACATCGAACCTTTAGGACAAGTAGGTAAAGAAAAAACACCTGAAGAAAAAGCAAAATCAGCTGAAGAAGGAAAACAATTATATTCAGACATTAAACAAGCAATGTCTAAACAACCAGAATTTAACAATTTTGAACAATCACAAACCAAAATAAACCAATTTATACAATCATGAAATTATTAGACTTATTAAACGAAGTAGAAAAGGAAGAAAAACCAGCTAAAAAAGTAAATCCTATTGAGGAAGCTGAAACAACAACTATTGATGAAATTGGAAAATTCTTCATAGCTAAAAAACCAACATCTAAAAACGATAAAGTTGAAGATTTAGTAGTTGAAACAAGCGTATTAGATTTTGCTTTAAAAGGATTAGAACCTAAAAAATTATTAGGTATCTATAAAGATAAAATGAGTGCTAAAAATAAAGCTTCTGAAGCTATTAAAGCCTACGAAATGCAACTTAAGGAGATGGAAGATGCTATGGAAGCTTTCCGCGGTGCTAAAAAAGATATTGAAGATAAGAAAGCAACAGCTAAAGAAAAAATCCAAAAACTAAAACAATAATGAACCACCTTACCAAAGTCTTAATTGAAGATCTTTTGGGAGATGGTAAAAAGAAAATAACCGCTATCTATGGAGGCGGTTTTAAACCACCTACAAAAGGCCATTTTGATGTTGTTGCTAAAGCAGCAGAACAAAATCCTGAAATAGATGATTTTATCATTTATGTGGGAGGTGGTGAACGTAATGGTGTTACTCAAGGTGAATCTATTCAAATTTGGGAGTTATATAAAAAATATCTTCCAATGAAGGTTCGAATTGAACCAGTTAAAGCACCAATAGGCGATATTTTACGTTACGCTAAGG